GAAGGGTCTTTTGCAAGCCAGCGGTTGAGGGTCCGCCTTGAGACACCGAGCAATTCCGCAGCGGTTTCCAGGCACCCTCCCGCTCTTATGGCCTGTCGTATGAGCCATCGGCGGGTTGCGGCCCGTTCTTCAGGGGAAGCCCCCAAATGGAGCGTTCTAAAGGGTTGTTCGTTCACTTTTCACCAGGGGGGAACCCTACAGGAACCTTGTCACTTTGTCAAGACTCCCACGGAAGGGCGGGGTGGGCGGTTGGGAAGGGCGCGGAAATGCGCCTCCGGGGGAGTACGAAGGGCTGTATTAAGGACAAAAAAGCGGTTTCCGAAAATGCCTGTGGTTCCGAGAGGTTAGGGGTGGGCAACTTGCTTATATAAGTCTCCGCGCCCACTGGGAAGGACCAGGGGAAATTGTCTCGTGGTTCCGAGGGGTTAGGGTGGGCAAGATCTCGGTTTAGTTGTCTTAGTGGGCTTAGTTGGTTTAGTGATGTAACTACGCGAAACTACAGGAGAATCGTATGACGGTAGAGCAGTAGTCTGTTCAGTACGCTGGTGTGTGCCAGAACAGCAATGTTTCACGGTTCGTGGCATATGTAGGTTTCCCGGAAAGCCCATTGGTTTCGCGTGTAGGACACTGTAGGACAGAACGGTGAAACAAGACCGGGAAATGGCGGGTTGGCATACATCAAGTACACACTTTACACCCCCCGGGGTGGGCGAGCGGGCAGGCAATTTCAGGGGATGCTTGCCCAGGGTAAGTGTTCGATATACCAGGGGAATTCGTTCAGGTGGGCAAGGGGCGAGACGAGTATTTCTAGTACGCGCGCAAGCGTCCGAGCGACCCCTTTCCCTACATTCGAGGGCGCGAAGAAAAGAAAAGAAGGAAATCCCCTCTGACCTCTTTCCGTAGGTTTTCCCCTTCCTCCCCTTTTTTCTGCATTTTTCACCTACACCGCCCACCCGGTAGTCAAACCAAGGCACCTGCGCGCCCCGGCAAGGCCCCTCCGAGCGGTTCGGGCGGTGAGGGTAGCCCGAAAACACTTCCGTCGATTCTAGGGGCCTTCCCGTGAAAGGTTGGGGCGGGCGCGGAAATGCACGCAAACGCGCAAAGTACGAAGGAAGGTGGTATGGTGTGTGCCAGATATACAGGCTTCCCTGCCCACGGTGCCTTCCCTGGTAGCGGCCCGCGAGCGCTCCCGTGGCCTTCCCTGGTAGCGGCCCGCGAGCGCTGGAAGGTGCCTTTAGTGGACCGCGCGCGTGCGCGTTGCACAACGCCAGCAAAGAAGCAACCCACCCTGGTACGATTCTTGTGTGGCATTGTGCCCCATAAGGCTACCTTGCTTCCCCCTGGAAATCGCGGTACTATCCTGGGATGAACTCGGAAGCATGGGACAAACAACCTGGGGAAACCGACGCGGAGCATTTGTGGTTCGCAACTTGGCTTTCCCGCTTTTACGACCCATACCCCGATAGACGAAAGCCGAGGAGTGTCCGGGACACGGCTGCTTATTATGGGGTCCCCCTGAACGAAGTATCAAAGGCTTCCGTCGCATGGGGTTGGGAGAAGCGCGGAAGGGAATACGACACCCGGGATGCTTCCAAACGGGTGAACGGAGAGCTTGACAGCCCTGCGGAATACGCGGGGAAGCGCACGCGGTTACTGGCACGTTCCCTTGAATTGGCCGAAGCAACCATAGCACACGCGGAAAGCGAACTCCGAAAAGGGCGCGTTGTGAAGTTGGATATCCCCCGGTTGATGGATGTTTCCCTATTCCACGAAGCAAAGCTTCGCGCCGGGGCGAGCGAAACCGCGAAGGGATTTACCGATGGTTGGGACCTAACAGAGCTCGACGGCGAGGAGTTAGCAGCGCTTGACCGTATCCGGAGGAAGTGTGCGCGTAGATAACTTCCCCCTGGATAGCGCCAGCATCCGCTTAGACCGGGAGATAGTCCGAAGGGGCGGGTTGCATGCGTTCGTGCGGTTGGCGTGGCACCAGATAGAACCTGGGGGTTTCGTTGACGGTTGGCACCTGCAAGAAATCTGCACACACCTTGAAGCGGTTGCGCGCGGCCAAATACGAAACCTCATTATCAATATCCCCCCCGGTTGTATGAAAAGTCTCTTAACGGGAGTGTTCTTCCCGGTATGGCTTTGGGCCGTGGTAGACCCCAGCGTTAAATGGATGTTCGCTAGCTTTGACCCAACCTTGGCATTGCGCGATGCCTTGCGCGCGAAGGAACTCCTAAAGAGCGATTGGTTCAAAGCACGTTGGGGTGACAAGGTTGCTATCGCCAAGGGTGAACGTGCGGAGAGTGCTTCGGAGTACTACAGCAACCACGGAGGCATGCGGTTCTCTACTTCCGTTGCTGGGAAGGCCACGGGTTGGCATGCGGATATCCAGGTTGTGGACGACCCTATAAAGCCCCGGGACACCAAGGGTGGGAGCGAAGCTACCGGTCTGAAGTTGGAAGCAGCTAGGGAGTGGTGGAGCGGCACTATGGCCACGCGCAAAGCCAACCCGGAAACCTTCCGGCGCATCGTGGTAATGCAGCGGGTCCACCAAGCGGATTTGACCGGGGTGTGTTTGGAAGGGCAAGGCGAGGGACGTTACGAACACTTATGCCTTCCGATGGAGTTTGACGAAACTCGAGTTTGCCGCACCAAAGTAGGTGGGGACCGTCGCACCACGGAGGGAGAACTCCTATGGCCCGAACGCTTCCCCGCCTCGGAGGTTGCCATCTTGCGGGACCCCATTTTGGGGTTGGGGCCGTACGACTACGCTTCACAGTGCCAACAGCACCCGGTTCCGAAGGAGGGGGGCATATTTGGCCGCGCAAAGTTTCCCACCTGGGACGTGCTACCCGAAAGCGCGCAGTGGTTGCAAAGTTGGGACATGCGTTTTATTGATAGCAAGTCACGAGGGGATTTCGTTGTGGGTGGTGTGTGGTGTTGGCGCGATGCAGGTTTCTATCTGGTGAGGGTTTACCGTGGCCGTTGGGGCTTCCAAGAAACCATCGAAGCGATAGACCGGGCAACCCTGGAATTTCCCAAGGCAACCTTAAAGCTGGTTGAAGCAAAAGCCAACGGTCACGCGGTTGTTGAGGTACTCCAATCCCGCGTTCCTGGGTTGGTGTTGGTTGAGCCCGAAGGCGGCAAGGAAGCGCGGGCACACGCGGTGTCCCCGCTGTTTGAGGCGGGTAACGTGTTCGTTCCCGCGTCAGGGTTGGGTGAACGCTGGCTACCGGAATACCTCGCGGAAATGCGAAACTTCCCGCGCGGCAAGTTTGACGATCAAGTTGATATGACAAGCCAAGCTCTTACCAGAATGAAGTCTGGATACAGTGCGAAGTTTGTTCGGGCAATGCATTTGGCTTCACAGAATGGGGCATAGCAAGTGTCGAAAAGCGTATGGGAGCGGTTGGATGGTTGGGTCAATTCAGTAACGGGGTTGGGGGGTGTCCGTGACAAGGTGCAAGGTTATTTGTACCAACAAAGCGGGCGCATTGATGACGAGCAGTTGGAAGCCATGTACGACGCGGATGATATGGCCGCTCGCATTTGTGAAAGCGTTCCGGAGCATATGCTCCGGAGAGGTTTCGAGGTTGCGACACCCGAACTCCCGGAGCTTGGTGCTTCCCTGGTAGAGTACCTTAATAGACTACACTTCGTTGCATCGTTGACGGATGCCTTGGTGTTTGAACGGGTGTTTGGTGGCTCCGCCCTGGTAATGGGATTTGATGACGGGCGTTCCCCAGAAGAGCCATTGGATGAAGCCAACATCCGGGGGTTGCGGTTCATCAACGCACTAGACAAGCGCGATTGTTACCCGGTCTACTGGTATCGCAACCCCAACGAACCTAAGTATGGGAAGCCCAGCATTTACCGCGTGCTGTACCTCGCGCAAGGTGTGCAAGCCCCGGGTACCCCTGAGAGTGAACAGAACTATCAGCAAACTGTGTACGTTCACGAAAGCCGCATGCTGGTGTTCGCTGGGGGGCGTGCAACCCGCCGCAACCGCTTGCGCTACAATGGTTGGGGTACCTCCGTTCTAGCGCGCTGCTACGGCCCGCTACGGGGCTTCAATGGCAACTGGCAAAGCGTAGAGAATATGATGCAAGACGCGTCGCAAGGAGTCTTCGCTATCAAGGGATTGCACGAGGTAATTTCCAGCGGGAACCGTTCCGCGTTGGAACAAAGAATGACCCTGCTGGACATGGGGCGAAGCGTGGCCCGTGCCATCTTGGTTGACGCAGACGGCGAGACTTTCACACGACAAGATACGACCATGAGCGGGCTACCGGAGTTGATTGACCGGACAGCCACAAGATTGGCAAGCGCAGCCCGCATGCCCGTCACGGTGTTGCATGGCATTTCCCCCGCTGGGTTGAACGCAACCGGCGCTTCTGACGTGCGTTCCTGGTACGACACTTTGGAGGCTGAACGAACCCAGAAGTTGCAGCAACCCCTCACGGGTCTAGTACGCTTGGTGTGCCTCTGCCAAGATGGCCCGGCCCACGGTATCGTGCCCGAGAAGTATACCGTGGAGTTCCCCAGTTTGTGGCAGGAAACCGAACAGGAACGCGCGACCATTGCGGCAACCCAAACGCAGAGCGACGTTGCGCTTATTCAAGCGGGGGTTATCACAGCGGAAGAAGTTGCGGTACGTCGCGCGGGAGAGCTTGGTATTGACCCGGAACCACGCCAGAAAGCCGTCGAAAGCGATATGCTTGCTCTGGCCATCCCCACACCGACCACGGAAACAACCCCCCTGGAAAGCGCCACCGTGGCGCAACCAACCGCCGAAGAAACCGCAGCGCTACCAAGCGTGGAGCTTGCGAAGTCTTCGCTTAACGGGGCGCAAGTTGCCTCGCTGCTTTCGATTGTGAATAGCGTAGCGGCAAAGGAAATCCCCAGGGAAACTGGGGTACGCCTTATTCTCGCGGCGTTCCCGTTGTCCGAAGCAGAAGCAGAAGCGCTCATGGGTCCCGTGGGTCGTACGTTCTTCGTAGAAACCCCGGACGATGCCCAACCCAGCTAGCACGCGCAAGGCTCTTGTGGCCCGGTCTAGGGCCCGGCACGGTACCGTATCCGTGACACCCCCGGAACCGCCCGATGCTTTGGTGTTGAAATTCACGGTTGCGTTTAACAAGGTTTTACGACGCCACCTAAATGACCTTGCCCTGGAAATACTGAAAGAGCACGAGAAGCGAAGCGATGCGGTAGCAAGCCCGCTTATGCGGCTATTTGGGCGGTTGGCGGTTCACTTCGGGGATCTGCTATCGGACGATTTAGTGTTGCTCATGCAAGGGTTGGTTGACCAAACAGCCCTGTTTGGTTTCGAGCAAATGGGGCTGATATGGCGCAAAGCTTTGGGGCTACCATACGCGGAGTCCCCTGGGATGGTCGCAAAAATTGCGACATATCAGAAGCGCAATACTGGGCTGATAAAGACCCTTACCAAAGCAGCTATTGACCGTGTGAAGGTCACGGTAGAAGAGAACCAAGGTGAGTCTGTTCTAACGATGCAGAAGGCACTACAAGAGGATGTAGGGGTTAGCGCAAGCCACGGGAGGTTTCTAGCACGCGACCAAATCTTGAAGTTGAACGGGCAACTGACAAAGGACCGGCAAGAGGATGCCGGTATTACTAAATACGAATGGGTAACCTCCGGGGATGAACGGGTCCGCCCCATGCACCGTGCTTTGGGAGGAAAGGAATTTTCCTGGGATGAGCCACCGAAAGTATCTAAAGACGGAAGGCACGAACACCCCGGTGGTGACTACCAATGCCGTTGTGTGGCAAACCCCATACTTGACTTGGCTTCACTAAAGGTGTAAGCTCCCAAGTATGCCCGGTCCTAGCCCTATGGATAATTTCCCCGCGTCGAAGTTGCAGAAATACGGTGTCCGGGCCGTGCCAACTATCTGCAATGGGGATGTAACATACACCGCAGCGCAGCAAGAAATCACCGGGGATTTGGAGCTCTTGAACCTTCCCGGTGTTGGGGTGTATTTCCGCGTGATAGGCGGGGACGGTACAACCGTCGTTGATCTACTCACGACAGCGGATGTTGGGGACGGGCAAGGGTTCATTTCTTTGGGGAACGCATTCTCTGGTTTCCAGGGCGGGCAGTACGGAGCAAATGTGCTTTCCGCGTTTTCTGGTGTGACAATACCAGTAATGGACAAAATCCGTTTCAAGGCGATTCTAAACGCGGGCACCCCACCCACAAGCTACTGGGTTAAAGTACGGGGGATTTTGCAGGTACTATGAATTTCTTGCAGTCCCAACTATCCGAGTTTGCCCTGTCCAATGTCGTAAGGCTTCCGGGTGGGTTGTTGCCTTATGCCGGGGTAACCCAACTTATCACCGGGGAGGTAGGGGTGGGGAACTACCAAGGCCACGGGGTCATGGTGACCGTTATGGGTGGGGATGGCACAACCGTGGTTGAGCTTGCGATGGAAGCAGACTTAGATGATGGCCGGGGGTTTCTACCGTTCATGCAACTTCCTTGGTGGACGCTAACCGGGGGGCAGCAAGGAACAGCGGGTGCCGCACACTTTCAAGAACCGTCCTTTGCCTTGGCAGAGAAACTCCGATGGCGTGCGTTGCACACAGCGGGGCTTGCCCCAACCGCGTACCTTGTAACACCCATAATCCTATTCCGGCTAGCGGGTAGACAATGACCGTAAAGAGATTTGACTTTGCCAGCATTGACCCAACCGCGTTGGAACGAACGCCGTCCGGTGGTTTGGTTATCCCCGCCTCGCTTACCCGAACAGGGGTCTTTACCTACAAGACACCGGACGGCAAAGAGATTCGCGAATTGCGAACGCCCAAGGAAGTATTTGCACCGGCAAGCCTTTCGAGCTTGCAAGGCGCAACCGTGACGGACGGGCACCCCCAGGAAATGGTTTCCACTGAGAATTGGAAAGCCTATGCCCGGGGTAGCGTTGTTCCTGGTAGCGTGAAACCAGAGGGTAAATTTGTTATCGCAAAGCTTGCGGTAGAAGATGCCTCTTGCATAGCCAAGATTGACGCGGGCAACCTTCGCGAAATCTCTTGTGGGTACGGTTGCGATATAGACGAAACCCCAGGTGTCACGGACACGGGGGAACGGTACGACCGCGCACAAACCAACATCGTATACAACCACGTTGCTTTGGGTCCCAAAGGTTGGGGGCGGGCCGGTTCTTCTGTTGGCCTAAGGCTTGACAGCACGGGGAATATGGTTCACAATGGGGGCTCCAAGTTAGCAGTCCCCTGGAGAAAGCCAGTTATGAAACATTCCATTTCACGAGTAGGAACCAAGCTCCGTATTGACGGCGTGGGGTTCACCCTGGCAAACAGGGATGGTCGCAAGCAAGCCCGCGAAGCACTCTCCGCGCTCGTTCAGAGCGTGAAGAACGAAAGCGCAGGTATCCGCACGGATGCTGCAACTCCGGCCGCTATGGAGGATTTGGCTAAGCTTCTGCAAAGCGCTTTGGAAATGTGCGCGAGCATGGCCGAAGCCACTGTACCCGATGACGCGGCAATGGACGCGGAAGAGAAGCCCGCCGAAGACATGCCCCCGGCAAGCGCGAAGGATGCAGACTCCGAAGCAAAGCCGGAGGAAACCCAAGCCAAGATGGATGCCCGCGTTGACGCTCGAGTGGCCATTCTTGACAAGGCCCGCCTGTTTGTTCCCTCCCTGGTAGCGGCCGGGAAGAGCGATGCGGCGATCATGCGCGAAGCACTTGCCGCGCGCAAGTTTCGCCATGACGGGTTGTCGGATGCAGAGGTTCGCGGCGCGTTCGCAGTGCTTGAACCCGTTGTGGTTCGCACGGATGCTCTGATGAACCTGGGCGCGGCAACCGGTGCGCTCCCCAGTGTTCGCACGGATAGCGCGGAACCCGTTGACGGTTCGGCCGCGTACTCCGAAAGACTCCGCAACGGTTGGAAGCGCAAGTAACTTTTCCAGGGGTACCCCTGGTAACTTTCGACAAGGAAATTTGAAATGCCACAGACTGCATATACCGTGAACCCCCCGGTTGCTTACACCGGGCAAATCGCCAACGCAAAGAACTACAAGGCGCGCACGTTGGTCAATACCACCGTCGCAGCAATCTCCCCCGGGAAGTTTGTTTGCCGTGGCCCAAATGCCGGTGAAATGGCTTTGCCCGCTGCAAGTGCTGACGTGACCGGCGGTAAGGCGATGGGATTTGTCATTCACCAAGACGTGAAGCTTGACACCAACACGGCGCGTTCTTCCGTACAGGTGAACGAAGCAGGTCCCGTTATGGAAGAAGGGGAAATGTTCGTTGTGTGCGAGACAGCATTTGCCGTGGGTGATAAGCCTTTCGTTCGCTTTACGGTGAACGGTTTGCTCACCCCCGGAAGCATCCGCAATGACGCGGATACGGCCCGTGCGGTTGAAATGCAGTTTGCACGTTTCGTCAACAGCGGTATCGCTGGCGAAATGGCGCATATCCGCTTCAACGTACTCCCCGCGTAGCGTGTCACGGATACCCCCTTTAACTGCTAGTTTGTACTGACAAGGAAACCGAAAAATGAAACGAGCTTCGCTACCCCTGCTTATGGCAGCGTCCCTTGCCCCCGCGCTCACCAGAGCAACGGGCCGCGAGGTTCGCAACGATGCAGGCGAGACTATGGCGCTTGCGCGCCAACTTGAGTATATCCAGGCCGAACTCTTCGATATTGAATACGCAATTCCGAAGAGCCTGCAATTCATCCCGCTTGACGGTTCGGTTCCCCCAGGGGCGCAGAGTTTCACCTACCGAGAATGGGACGTTGCGGGGCGTGCTGCGGTCATTGCGAACTACGCGCAAGACCTTCCCCGCGTTGACCTTTTGGTCAAGGAATATCCACAGAAAATCTCAATGGTGGGCGATGCCTACGGGTACACCATCGAGGATTTGCGCGCGGCAAGCTTCGGGAACATTTCGCTTGATGCGAACAAAGCGCGCGCAGCCAAGGAAGCCATCGAACGCAAGATGGATGAAATGCTCGCGCTTGGTGATACCGCGCTAAACATTTCTGGGTTCCTCAACCACGCCAGCGTTCCCGTTATTGCCGCGGCAAACGGCGCGTGGTTGAGGAAC